GTCTACGATGGGGCGCAGTGGATTGACGCATCTTCTGCCCAGCAGGCCGCGCTAGTCACCTATGAGTATGTGGCAACGTCTGGCCAGACCACCTTCAGCGGTGCAGATGCCAACAGCCTTACCCTGAGCTACATCGCTGGCGGTCTGATTGTGTCTCGCAACGGCGTGATCCTGCGCCCTGGTGATGAGTACACGGCAACTAACGGAACCAGCATTGTGCTGGCGGCTGGCGCTGCGGCGGGCGATGAGATCAATGCCTTTGCATTCTCCAGCTTCAACGTAGCCAACACCTACACCCAGGCGCAGACTGATGCTTTGCTGGCTAACAAGCAGGCAGCAGATGCTGACCTAACCGATCTGGCCACCAACGGAGCTGGCACTGGCAACAGCCAGTACGTTAAGCGCGACTCCTCGGCACGTATCCCAATCGGGGCTAACTGGTCTGTCTTTGAATCTTCAGGTGTCCTGTACTTCCGCTCTGGCAGCACCAACTACGCAAAGCTGGATGCCAGCGGTAACCTGACGGTGGCGGGTAACGTCACTGCATACGGCACGGTGTAAGCATGACGCTGCCAGCATCCGGTTCCATCTCGCTCTCCCAGGTCAACGTTGAGCTGGGCCTGAGCGCGACCGCCCAGATCAGCATGAACGCTGCGAACGTGCGGACGCTTTTCGGCGTGCCAAGTGGGGCCATCACGATGGCCAACGGATATGGCAAGTCTAACCGTGCCGCCGTCTCTTACACGATCAGCTCAAATACTGCCAACGCATCTATTAACGTAGCTTCTTTAGGAGGCTACTCTGCAGGCACCTCGGACATCACGATCACCGTCAACGCGGGCGTGTATGTCTACTCGACCTCCACTGGAACGCCGGGCCTGACGCTTTCTGGTGGCACGACGGGCGACACCGTGACGCTGGTGAACAACGGCTACATCATGGGCCGGGGTGGTAAAGGCGGGGCTAGTAGCGACGGCAGTCCGGGCGGTCCCGCAATCAGTCTAGGCTTCAACACAACAATCAACAACACTAACGGCTCCGCCTACATCGGCGGGGGCGGCGGGGGTGGCGGAGGTCACGGTTACGGCGCTGGCGGAGGTGCTGGTGGCGGCGATGGCGGGGGCAACCTTGGTGCTGGAGGTGGACCTGGAGCATCTGGTGCAAACTCTTTTGTGACCAGTTACTCTGGTCCTTACGGCACACACTACTCATCTGGCGGCGGCGGCGGAGGTCGAATTTTCCCAGGTACCGGCGGTGCTGGTGGCCCGTTAGGAGGAGTTACCGGCGGTTATGGCCGAGGCGGTGGTGCTGGTGGCGGTGGCTCAGTTTCATCCTTCCAAGCATCTGGCGGTGCAGGCGGGTCGGCAAACAATACTGGGGGGGCGCCGAGCGGTTCTGGGGGCGGGGGGGGGACTGCCGCTGCTGATGCTGGCGGTGGTGGTTGGGGTGCTTCTGGCGGTTATTCAGCTTGGGGCAGTCGTTCTGGAGGTGCTGGAGGTAAAGCCGTTGCACTCAACGGGCGAACCGTCACATGGGTTAGCGGGAACACCACCCGAGTTTATGGAGCAGTATCGTGAACTTTACAGTCTTCGACAAAATGCTAGGTCGTCGGCACTTCGAGCTTTGGGCCGACGCGCAAGCCGCGCTCGGGCCAGCGCAATCGGCCTTCATTGAACGCGAGTCCTATCGGTTCTCTGTGGCAGTGGTCGTGGTCGAAGGGTCGAACACTACCTGGAGGACAATGGGGCCGGATGACGCGGAGGACGGCGACTACCGAGTCTTTAACCACAACACTGGCGGCTACGAGGAGTTCAGCAAGTTGTCTCTTGCAAACGCCCGCATGGAAGAACTCAAGGCTCAATTGCTTGTGGACGCAAAGCTAGACAAGGTCTACGAGTACACGCCAGAAAAGGAACAGATGCGGGTGACCGTCCCAGGAGAAGTGCTATGAGCGCGCCCGGAGTGATGATCGGATGCGTGGCCAATCTGTACTCGCGCATGATGTATTTTGAGAAGGCTGGCGACATCGAGGTCGGGCACGCACACCAGTTCGATCACCTGACGCTGCTCGCCAAGGGCAAGCTGCAAGTGACCGTCGATGGTCAGGTGAGCGAGTTCACAGCACCACAAATGATCTACATCCACAAGGACAAACTCCATGAGCTAGTGGCGCTGACCGACGGCACGGTTGCTTACTGCATTCATGCGCTACGCACTGGCGAGCGAGTCGAGGACATCATCGACCCTTCTATGATTCCGGCAGGTGTTGACCCGATGACAGTAGCTTCGTCTTTAATTACCTGAGCATCAGTAGAAACACGAAAAGGAGCCCCATATGGGAAAAGCAGCTAACCTAGCGGTGATCGGCAGCATTGCCGACACTTCGCTTGGCTTCAGAAATCGGATTCTGAACGGCGACATGCGGATCGACCAGAGGAATGCTGGGGCGAGTGTGACGCCAAGCACGCTGTACACCACCTATACGCTGGATCGTTGGAACACGGTGTATTCGGTTGGCAGCAAGTTTTCTGTTCAGCAAAACGCTGGCAGTGTTACCCCACCTTCTGGGTTTAAGAACTATCTTGGCGTAACGTCTTTGTCTGCTTATACGCCCGGTTCAGCAGAGCAGTACACGCTCGTTCAGAACATTGAGGGTTACAACGTAGCCGATTTGGGCTGGGGTGCCGCTGGCGCACAGACGGTTACTTTGTCTTTCTGGGTTCGCTCATCTTTGACTGGGACGTTCGGTGGTGTCCTTGGCAACTCTGCCGCAAACAGAACCTATCCTTTCACCTACACCATAAGCGCCGCCAACACTTGGGAACAAAAAACGGTTACGGTCGCTGGAGACACGACTGGCACTTGGTTGACCACCAATGGCATCGGCATGCAGGTGATTTTCTCGTTGGGTGCGGGGTCAACTTACTTGGGCACTGCTGGCGCTTGGTCTGGAGGCACTTATACAGGCGCAACGGGTCAGACGAACATTGTTGCGACCAACGGAGCCACCTTCTACATCACCGGTGTCCAGTTTGAAGCTGGCTCTGTCGCCTCGCCGTTTGAGCGTCGCGACTACGGGCGCGAGTTGATGATGTGTCAGCGGTATTTTTGGCGGTCTAATACCTCCAACGCGACTGGAGCTGGCGGTTTTTATGGAGGGTTCCACACCAGCGGCACGTTCAGTTCTGTTGCTAAGTGGCCGGTGACTATGAGAGCAGCGCCAACATTCACTAGGGGCGGTACAAGCGACAACTTTTATGTGCCCGGTATTTCGGCCACGTTGACTGCAACCGTTGTTACCCCATCACTTACGGTAGACGGAGCTTGGACAGAATTTAGCAGCGCCAGCCCAACCGCAGCACTTGGCTATACCGCAGCGTATAACGGGCAGCTTTCTGTTTCAGCGGAGCTTTGATCATGTACCAACTTCTTCCCGACACCATTATGGGCGCAGCATCGTGCGTCAAGCGCCTCGCAGACAACGCCTTCATCCCCTTCGATCCTGACAACAGCGACTACCAGCAGTACCTGAAGTGGGTCGCTGAAGGCAACACACCCCTGCCTGCTGAGGAGTAAGCCGTGGAAGAGATCGACCCCGTCAAGTATGGCGTGCTCTGGGAGCGCGTGCAGAACATGGACAAGAAGATTGACAAGATGGAGCACCAGCTTGAAGAGCTTGTCGCCCTTGCCAATAAGGGTCGAGGCGGCTTCTGGATGGGCATGACTATCGCCAGCATGGTCGGTGCTTTTGTGACCTGGGCGGTAGGCCACTTCAAGGGGAGCTGACATGGTTGACCCGGTCACCATAGGCACCGCATTCGCTACGGCTCAGGCAGCGGTGGCCGGGATTCAGAAGGCTATCAAGCTGGGAAAAGACATCAACGGCTTGGTCGGTGAGTTCGGGAAATTTTTCGACGCTAAAGACGTTGTTCAGAAAGCGGCCAATGACAACGGCAAAAAGGGCCAGTCCGACACTGGCAAAGCCATGGAAATCGTCATGCAGGCCAACGCCTTGCGCGAGGCCGAGGAGCAGCTCAAGCACCAGTTGATCTACGGGGGGTACCCCGAACTCTGGGAGCAGATGCTCAAAGAGCGCATGAAGATCAAGCAAGCCCGCGAGAAAGAAGAACGTGCTGCCAAGATTGAGCGCAGGCGGGTAGTAGCCCAGCGCATCCTGGCCGCCCAGATCATTGGTGGTGCCATCACGGTCATCATCATTGGCGTGATCATCATCTTTATTGTCCGGCAGGCAATGCAATGAAGTACCTAGTCCTAGCTTGCACCCTACTGCTAGCCGGGTGCGAGGAGCGGTTCCGTTACGAGTGCCAGAACCCCAAGCATTGGGAGCGGTCTGACTGTGTGCGCCCCATGTGCGCAATCAATGGTGTCTGTCCTGACCAGCTCAACAAGCCCACCGACATGAAGATGGAGAATGAGAAATGAGATACAGCCCCGAGCAATTGGACTCCATCCTGCGGTTCATCATCGGGATAGTGTTTGCCCTGACCGTGATGGGCATGGTCTTCTTCTCGCTCTATTCGCTGGTGTTCGTGACCCAGCCCATGAGTGGCATTGCCCCTGCCGATAAGCAGTTCTTCTTTCTGCTGTCGGACATGAGCAAGTACATCCTGGGCAGCTTGGCCACCCTTCTGGCCATCAAGGGCAAGGACATCCTAAACAGCAAGGCCCCGCCGGAGGAGCCTGCAGAGCCTGAGCCTGAGCCAAAACCTGAAGAGAAGAAGGAGTAATCATGCTACCTCTAGGCGCACTGTTGGAAGTCGGCGGCAAGCTAGTAGACAAGCTGATCCCCGACCCGGAAGCCAAGGCCAAGGCGCAAGCCGAGCTGGCCAAGCTGGCGCAGGATGGCGAGCTGGCCAAGATGGCCAATGACACCAAGTTGTTTGAGACCGAGCAGAACAACCTGACCGACCGTCTCAAGGCCGACATGGGCAGCGACTCCTGGCTGTCCAAGAACATCCGGCCCATGACGCTGATCTTCATCCTAGCTGGCTACTTCACCTTTGCCATGATGAGCGCCTTTGGCAAGGACACGAATGAAAGCTATGTCCAACTGCTTGGGCAGTGGGGTATGTTGATCATGTCCTTCTACTTTGGTGGCAGGACGCTTGAGAAAATCATGGATATGAAGGCAAAGAAATGAAAGAGAACTTTGACTCCGCACTGGCCGCTGTACTTCACCATGAGGGCGGTTTTGTTAACCACCCAAAAGACCCCGGCGGCATGACCAACCTGGGCGTGACTAAGCGTGTCTGGGAGGAGTGGGTCGGCCATGAAGTTGACGAGAAGGCCATGCGTGCCCTGACTCCGGAGACTGTTGGGCCCATGTACAAGGCTAAATACTGGGACAAGATCAAGGGCGACGACCTGCCCACGGGCGTGGACTATGTAGTGTTCGACGCTGCCGTCAACTCAGGCCCAGGCCGTGCCGCCAAATGGCTGCAGACGACTGTGGGCGCTGTGCCTGACGGTGCCATTGGCGCTGGCACGCTGGCCAAAGTGGCTGCGATGGATGCCGAGGACATCGTCGAGAAGTACCAAGCCACGCGGCTAGTGTTCATGCAGTCGCTCCCAACTTGGGACATTTTCGGCAAGGGCTGGGGCCGCCGTGTCACTGAAGTGAAAGACGCTGCCTTGAAAATGGTGTGATATGGCTAACAAACCCAACGAACATCAAGCTAAAGAATTCGACGGGTTTATCCAACACTGGCAAAGGGTTCTCAATCTCCAGGACTGGCGCATTGAGAAGGGCATCAAGCCTGCTCGCGGTGCGATGGCCAGCGTTGAGTGCGACAGTGTTGCTCGGCTTGCCATCTACCGGCTGGGCGACTTTGGCGCGGAGGCCATTACGCCTTCCTCGCTGTCGCACACAGCGTTGCACGAGGTGCTACACATCTTTCTGTATGAGCTGATCCAGGCGGCGCAAGACCCAAAGGCTACACCTGAGCAGCTAGACAGCGCAGAGCATCGCGTTATCAATGTGCTGGAGCGCGTACTTGGAGGCATGGATGTCCGAAAAGATTCTGACCGATGAAGAGTTCATTGAGCTGTGGCGCACGCTGAAGTCAGCGTCTGCTATCTCGCGCAAGCTGGGCATCCAGGAACGTGCTGTCCATGCACGCCGTCGGCGCATTGAAGGCCGTCACGCGATCAAGCTGGAGGCCAAAGACCCAAAGGGTGAGCTGTGGACGCACCGCCAGACGGCCCATGAACACGCAGCGCGGCACCACCTGGGTATCGAAAATGGTACGGTCATCGTCTTCAGTGACGCACACTTCTGGCCCGGCATACGCACCACTGCATTTAAGGGACTTCTATGGGCGATAAAAGAGCTTAAGCCCAAAGCCGTGATCAATGGAGGAGACGCATTTGACGGGGCCGCGATCAGTAGATTCCCCAGGGTGGGGTGGGATTCAAAGCCCAGCGTCATTGAAGAGCTCAAGGCCTGCGAGATGTACCTGGGCGAGATCGACGATGAGGCCAAGCGGGCGTATAGCAAAGCTAAACTGATCTGGGCGCTTGGCAACCACGATGCCCGCTTCGAGAACCGCCTTGCCAACACCGTGCCGGAGTTCATGCACGTTGGCGGGTTCAAGCTGAAGGATCACTTTCCCGCCTGGATACCCTGCTGGAGCTGCTGGCCCACCGAGGACGTAGTGGTCAAGCACCGCATGAGGGGCGGCATCCATGCTACCCACAACAACACTATCAACTCCGGCAAGTCCATCGTCACCGGGCATCTGCACTCGCTCAAGGTAACGCCCTTCTCCGACTACAACGGGGAGCGATTCGGGGTGGATACTGGAACCCTGGCCGAGCCCAATGGCCCACAGTTTGTGGATTACCTTGAAGACAATCCTACGAACTGGCGCTCCGGATTTGCCGTCCTCACATTCCATAATTCTCGCCTTCTCTGGCCGGAGCTGGTGCACGCAATGGCCCCAGATTTGATTCAGTTCCGTGGGCAAGTGATCAACGTGGGCAAGCTGTGAGCCCAGCCTTCTGGTTCGTGCTGGTGCCCACCATCTGCTATGCGGCGGCCATGGCGGTCTACCTGTTTCGAGGTGACGCGCCGATGGCAATCGTATATAGCGGCTATGCCTGGGCTAACATTGGGCTGCTTTGGCTGGAGCTGTTGCGAGACACCAGCCAGTGATGGTCATGGAACCAGCGGCCCGTGTCTCCCGGTAACCCGCCCATGATTCGCCCCGGCCTAGTGCCGGGGCTTTTTTCACTGAGCTGCACCAAGCGCACGGATGCGCTTTTGGTATGACGCTGTGTGCTTGAGCCTGTCTACGGTGTAAATTTTCCCGAGCGTTTCCTGGTTCAATTCCTTCAGCTCCCGCAGCTTGGTCATGCGCTCCCTGGCGGGCAGCTTGGCCGTGTTGGCCATCTTCTCGGCCAGCGCCTCATACGCTTCGGCCCACTGCTCCAGGGTCTGGTGCGTGCTGAACGGCTGATCCTTACCCGGCACCATGATGGCAAAGCCGCCAGCCTGGGGATCGGCCTCCACTACCTCGACAACCTCGACAGCCTCGGCCACCTCCTCGACCAGCTCGGCAGGCTCAGGCTCCTGCACCTGCACCACCTCCAGCACCTCGGGAGCTGCGGGCGGGGCCAGGGCATCCAGCGGATTTATAGTGACCTTTGCGACCTTACTATGGTTTAGCTCGCCTGGATAATCCTGCGCCTCCTCGGCGGTGATCAGGCCCTTGAGCACATCCGGGAAGGCATCCCGCAGGGCAAAGCCACGGGCACGCATGGCCAGCATCCGCTTGGGGTAGGCCTGCCAGGGGCCTTGCTTGCCCCACAGGCCTGCCCGCTTGGCATCCTCGACGCTGAACTTGGCGGTCACTGGCTTACGCCCCTTGCGGTGGGCAACGCAGACGGCCACCGGGTTGGGCGTGCCCTCTCCCTCCATGTACTCCTCGACCCCCTCGCAGACCGGGCTGGCCTGCACTAGGGCCATGGCTGCATCCCCGTAAACCGAGGGCTTGCCGTTGATCACGGCAATGTTCTGCAGTGCCTGCATCGGCGCAAGGCCAATCTCATAGCCCCACTGCACGCAGACCATGATGTCCTGCGGTTTGCCTTGGTAGGCACGGGGAACCATGGAGCTGTCGGCCAGCATCTTGCTGAACTCCATGGCCTCGGTGATGGTGGCCGGGGCAAAGCCCTGGCGGGTAACGG